TTTTCGCACAAAGGTCGCGGGAGAAAGAAACGTGTGCGCGCTGTGCCATTGTCGGGTGCGATATCCGAGATGGTATTTAGGCGGGCCATGGTAGCCGAAACAAGTGACAGCGGATTGCTATTCCCGAATACCGAGGGCCGGAAGTGGGGCGCGAGTAACTGGGCAAGCCACATGCGACGTGCTGTAAGCCGCGCAAAGATTGAGGATTTCAGGACGTATGATTGCCGGTCAACATTCGCGTCGCTGCTTGTCCAAAACGGCACGAGCTTGCGTGGTGTGGCTGACCTACTGGGTCACACCAGTTTGGCGATGGTGATGCGCTATGCGTATCTCGCACATCACAACCTGGTCGATGCAATAAGCACACTGACCCCTCCAGAAAACGCACAAAAACGCACAAAAAACGCACAACACCCTGAAATGGTGCCGCCGAGTGGAATTGAACCACTGACCCCGGCATTACCAATGACGTGCTCTACCCCTGAGCTACGGCGGCTTTCAGAGGATTCCATGGAGCTAATTATGGTCCCTCAATTTCTCAGTATAAACAAAACCGTACCCATTACCAATGGTGTGCGGGACACCCAAGGGGTAAGTAAGGGGGTAATAAAGATTAAATAAGCACAACTTTTTGACACACCTTGCCGATTATGTAACCGTAAAAACGCACAAATAGCGCACAACATAAATCTTAAAATTACCCGGAGATACACCATGAAAAAACCGACGAAGACATCCCCAATGCGCGATCATATTGTGCGTGCGAAAAGAAAGATCAGCCGCGCTCGTCAAATCTATGCGGCATACAACAAGCCATTTTCGGTGAATGCGCATACGTCTTTTTACTCAACCCGGCAGCGAGCAACTTACCTCTGGCAGAAATGCTCGATGCGAATGATGCGCACACGCAATTTGCTCGAGAAAAATCCGATTGATCCGCCAGTCGGCCCGACCATGGCGGAGTGGCGGGAATCGAACAAGGCCGCGCCGTATGTCTCGAAGGAAATCATCGCGCAAGCGATGCTCACAATGGCACCCGTGCGTCTCTCGCAAATCGAGGAAGGGGTAGACGGTATGGCCGGACGTTCAGCGGTCAAATCGGTACTCAAAACAGGAGTCGAATTGGGGCTGCTCAAGCGTGTAAATGACGGGTATTCGCTCACGGAAGAATGCGTATCAGAAGTCGAAGAACGAATAATAGCGGGAATGCTTAACGACGATGTCATAGAGTTCTGTCGGTATGTTGTGATGTTCGATGAGACACGAAAACAAGCAGCGCTTGGAGAAGCTGCTTCGGATTATTTGACTACACACACGACGGAAAAATTCCTGTACACCCTCATCGAGGCCATGGAACGAGGCGATTACGACTCTGAGATTGACGACCTCGATAGCTAAAGAGAGGTCGCGTTCCGACCACTAAGAGGTCGCGTTCCGACCTCTGGAGGTCGGATTCCGACCACCAAGTGGTCGAAAATAGTATAGCGGCTACTACTTTCGGAAGAGTTATATTCAATGAACCGAGCGGGCATGACGCATACGCCGGGGCAGAGAAAAAATGACCGAGCCAATGCAAATGAAAGCTATTCGCGGTCTCTCTAGGCTGAGAGACAAGATAGAGAAGATGGTGCCGAGTAAAGAAATACCCATCGAGTCCATTGAGATAGCCGTTGTTGCTATCGAGGATATGATTCACGACGAGCTGCGCAACTGGCGCGAGTAAACCTACCTCATTAAGTTATCGAGGTCTGCGCGGAGACGCTCAATCTGGCGAGCGCTGTCGCGCAGTTCCTGCGGGCTTAAAATTTGTGCAAAAATATCGAGGCGCTGCGATGTGGCGCCGGTCGTAACATCATTCTTGTCGAGGCGCGTGTCGAGATTCGACATTTTCTTCGACAGATTGTCGACGTCTTTCTTCAGTCGTTCCACTTGACTGCGGACGACCGCATAGCTGGCGACCACAGACGCAAAAATTGCTCCCAGCGACATCAGTAGACGTAGGTCGAAGTCCATCTGTCACCCTCATCACCGGGCCATCTACTTCTTAGTAGATCGTCCGGTCAACGCACGACCGAATTGACTGGGTAGGTTTGCGCGCCACGCTGATTGTTGAGTCCGGTTGGCCATGGGCATGGGCGTACGCCGACTGCCGAAAACTGCACCAGATTTTTTATTATACACTACTTGCGCCTCGCTTTTTTCTTAGTGGATTTCCGGCTCGGCTTGCTTGTAGATGCGCGCTTCGATTTGCTGCCAATCATGGCTTGCTCCTTGTCTGTCTATGATTTCTTCGATCTGCCACGTCTTTGCTTTATCGTAATATCCGTTGGCGGCAATCTGTGCGGATGCCTCGACCAACTCATGCAGAGATTGCACCAAAATTAGTACGTGGTCGTCCTCTTCATAGTGCTGCCAGAGAGGCGCGCGAAGCTCGGCTTTCGGGTGATAGCCCATCGTCCAATGGCCGAACGTATTTTTATTATGCGATGCGATAAACTCATCGAAGGTATCGACCGGGCTGTACTCGACAGGGACAAAGATTACGTGGCTAAGACCTTCCGTTGGATCGGATTGTTTGACCACGTCGACAAACTGTAGGCTGTCTGAGAGATGACAGATGACTGAGCCGCTTGTGAAGGCTCCCTTTGCGAATGGGCACGCGGGCATGTCGTTGTAAAGTGTGGACGGTTTCGTCACGTAATCTTCCACGAAGGCGCGAAGCCTTTCGATTACCGGAGCGGATTTGGTCCGTCTACCCATGATACCAGTGCGTAACGTGTTCCGAGCCAGACAGGATTAGCCTGGTGGCGGCAGAAACTTGGGAAGGCGACAGCCATGCCGCGCTCGCGCGGTGCATGGCGCATCGGAGAGGACGACCAGACGCGTAGGTTACCGCCGAGATAGGCCAGTGGATTAGAAAGTTGCACCACGACAGTCAGTTTGCGTTGGCTAACCTCGTCGGCTGCGCTGTCGAAGTGTGCAAGGTAACGCTGTAGCCAGCGATACCGTAGAAACTGCGGCGTTTCCAGTTCTGAAATCTCGAAACCAAATTCCTTGTTGGCATCATCGACGAAATCATAAAGAGCTTGGAGCACCCAGTCGAGGTTGCCCCCCGAGTCATCGAGCCAGACAGCAGAGCAATTACGCGAGAAGTGTTTGTTGTCGATTGTTGTTGCGCGAGACAGCCCTAACTCCTTAGAGCGTAGGATTATTTCATCGCACTCGTCAGCATTGAAAAGCTGATGCGTGTGTAATTTAATCTGATTAGACATTGTGCGTTGGGCAATAGACGGTCTCTGTCTCGACCTCGACGTAAACGATCTGGACATTCAGACGCTTTTGCGTTTCCGATCTCGCTCGATGTCGCCGCTTGGTTCGCGCGCGCCCAGCTTTGCGGGCGGTAAAGTAATCGTGCTTCACGTCGATCAGTTTTATCTCGGCGGGGTCGCCCTTTATAGCTATCAGATCGACAGGGCCACCCATCGTGGAGCCAAACACCCAGTAGCCGTCGGAGATTAGCTTACGTCTGACGATAGCCTCGCATAGCGCGCCGATGCGATGATCGTCTACAATATTCATCAATCATTTTCCAGAGCCATGACCACGAACTTTGTTTTCAAGCACTCCAAGCTCGCGATTGACGCGAACAGATCGTCGGTGAAGCCCTCGCTGTACGCACTACCAGTGTCTCCGTCTGCAAATTTCACGACGTGACAAAGGCTTTCGATCTTTCCCTCGGTCGCCAGCTCCATCAAATTCTCAAGCATTGCGAGCACCTCCTCGGTGTTCAATGTCTGGCGCGTCTTGAGCTTTACGACCTTCATTTTTCTCTCCTGTTGTGTGCCCTTCCGCCTCTAAAAAGTAACGGTATAAGCGTAGAAAGTCGTCCAACCGCAGCAGACATAAAGCCTCGCCGGTTGTCTGTCTGTTGCGTCGGTTTATTACGAGTGGCATATCCGGGCAGCCTGTCTTGGCTATCGCCTTCTCCGCCTGGGCCAGGGCAGCATGGAAGTTAAGACGCTCGACACGCTTGGCTTCAACAAACAGGTCAGGCGTTCCGACAAGGTCGGCTCCGCCAGAGTATTCGATTGTCCCGCCGCCGGATAGCGGTGCGCGGAATGAGGACAGGCCAGTGGCGGCGTTGATGTACGCGGCAAGCTCGCGCTCGAAGCCGTTACCTTTGCGTTGAGACGATGTGGTCAATCGTCGTAGCCCATCCGTCGACGACAGGGAGTGCAATAGAAATAATTCTTCGGGCGGCGCTCGTCGGAGCCACATGCGTTGCAGGGTCTTTCCCACATCTTTACGTGCATGTCTCTGGCGCAAGCGTATTTAGCACCGTCAAATTCTTGCAAGCCCTCGCGCACGAGAATGCGCTTGAGCGTATCAGGACAGACAGATAAATGGCGAGCCATTGCGTTGTAAGATTGGTTACGATGATTTTTTTTAAGCCAACTCTTGTCGTCCACAGTAAGTACTACCGTGCGTGGCATAGAAAATCCTCCGTTGTTATGTTTTTATCACACCTTTCGGTGTACAAAGTAAAGATATATATGTGAAATAGTTGACACCGGCCTCAAAATATGATATTTCGACGACGTAGACGGAGGAGAGGCGGCGAGAGCCATAAGCTCTCACCGTAAACGACGAGGCAAGACGGCGAAATATCACCTTAAATGAAAACAAAAACGGATAAAAAATATGAAGTATGGCTGGCATCCGTTCAGGCGTCGCAGGAAAAAGAGAGAGTATTATCTGCTCACAAATGTGTACCGCGTGCCGATGAACAAGCCGCCGTCGCAGTTCCTGAACCTGAAGAGATTGCTGCTGCGATGGCTGACATAATCGCGCAATGGGGAACGGATACTGAGGTCGCCGAGATTTTGGCAACGACCAGAATATACTTCCCAGGCGCAACTCTTGTCGCAGTCAGATCGAAAGCCAATCCTCAACCAGACGTTGAGGACGAGACAGCCGGTTAGCAATAACCTCTACAGTCTCGCCGCTCAAAGCTAACTCCTTCGCTCGCTGCTTAGTCGACCGACTCGACACGAGGTGCCGCTCATCCGTCACTGTCGAGGCACCGAAGCCGACCCACTGCACCCTGTCGTGCTCCTCTGTCCACTCGCGAACCTTACCGTATCGCAGCTCCATCACCATGTAGAGGTTAGACATAACCGGCAATGCTGATTGCAGCATTGGCCAGACAGGCGTCGAGTACGTGGTATCGAGGATCGCGGCGTTTTGTTTTGCCGTCTCTTCATCGGTGAAGACTTGGGCCACTCTGATCTGAGTATCGAGAACCGTGAGCTGGTTGGTTGAGCCAGCCTCACGGCCCATGCCGTTCTCGCCGGGTTTGTTCGAGTGATGCACGAGGATCACAGACATTCCCGCATTGCGTAAACGAACAGCAAGGCCGTTTACCTTGGCCCACTCATCGGCTGAGTTCTCGGCAAGACCGGGGAAGGCGCTGCGGATCGTGTCGATCACGACAACGTCGGGCTTCACGTAGTCTATCCATCTCGATAATTCTTGCCGCCCCTCCGCCGTCTTGAGATTGATCTCCGAGTTGTCGACAAAGGGTGCCCAAATCTGGAGCCGGTCGTCAGCCTCGCCGTGCATCTGTCTTAGCTCGGACAGGCGGCGGGCTATGGTGCCCATGCCCATCTCAAAGTCGAGGTAGAGAACACGCGCTGGCTTTGCAATCTCGAACGGGCCAAAGCGTCGAGTGCCGGTAGCAAGACAGCCCATGGCGTGTTGGACGAACATCGACTTGCCGTGTCCGCTGTAGCCGTAGACCTGGCAGATCGTGGCTGGCGGCAGCCATGGCTCGATCAAATACTCGCGTGTCTTACTCCGCTCCATGAGTTCTTCGGCGTCTGCCATGGTGATGAGGCGTCGCGGCTTGTCCGATATGGCGGGCTTATCCTCTTTGTATATATAAAGGCCATCATCACCGAAGCGTTCTGGATGATTGCGTCGCTCTGCTTCCTCCATGCTACGGCATGTCGCCTCGAACTCTGCTTCTCCCAGGGGCTGTTCAAAGAACTCGTTTTGAAACGCATGACATCTCACACGCAACTCTGCACCGAAGACGCCTTCGAGTACGCATTCGCTGGCGTAGGACATAACGCGCTCGTTGCGAGAGTTGCCCAGCCCTGTCGGAATTTTCAACGTGGATGGGAAACGCTCGCGCACATATCGAGCGGTGCGCTCCCACTCGTCAAGAAAGTCATCGGGTCGCCGAACCGCTATATCGGTTAGATCAAGGTCAGAAAACTCGAAGTGATGCGGGTCATCGCAAGACACGCGAGGTCGCCAGTCTCTCCATTCGGGCATGTCATCGATGTCGTGGCCTACGGCTATGTCCCACGCATAATTAGTTGAGCCAGGGAGAAGCGCGTAGCTTCCATCCCCCCGGAAATCTAGGCCGTCTATGCGCGGCCAATCAGTGCCTCGGCTATTGTTCCCTGCGCGCGGACCACGTCTGATTCCGTCGCGCGGGTGAGAAAAGTAGAGGTGTTTGCCACGCTTGGTGGTTGCTGTAACTGGGCTGGTCATACCCGCTGCCAGCGCCGCATCTAGGGCCGCCGGGTTATCGCAGTCGACGACAACTACACCCGATAGATCGCCAGTTATAATAGCCATTCCATCCTGCGGATGGTCAGTCCACCAGTCTATTACTTCTTCTTCAGTTGGTAGCTCGGATTGATATTTTTTCCAAACGAATCTTGGTCGCTTCGTCGTTGGTCTTGTCGGGATGATTGACCATCCTCGGTCAAGGTACTCCAGCGCGGCGTCTATCTTCGTCGTCATTTTCTATCCTAAAAAAGTTGTCTAATATTAAGTTAGGGTGTGCCGTTTTAATTTTAGCAAGATTTGTGCTGCTGACAAAATCTCGGCGAAGCCATCCGTAGGGCGCAGTGCGATGAATGCCGCAGATTTCTGCGACTAAACTGGCCCCACCTAGCTCTTGGATCAGGAGCTTTATGTCTAGCCTCATTTTTTTTGATGTGTTTTCTTGCATAATAGTATTGTATAATATACACCTTATTAATACACAAGGTGTCAAACTAAACGAGAAGGAAAAAAATGAGTAGCTGGGATATATTTACGACCAACCCTGTCGACGGCAAGCCGCCGTTATCAACAAGAAAGATGGAAGCCTCCCGAAGGGATGTCCTTCGCGAACTCGCGGAGGAATACTTTGATACTTCCATCGCCATCACGGAGTTGCAAAAACGCTACGAGAAAATCTCAGGCGAGATTGCACACCTTTTCCCCGTCGAGGCGGGGGAGAAAACAGAGACCCTCGATGATCTTCACATCACGGTTAAGCGAACAGAAAAATATGTCTGGGACCGGGCCGAGTTAGAAAGAATATACGAGCAAGGCGAGTTGCCTGAGTTCCTGTCGCGGACATTATCAATTCATAAGCGCACATATGATCGAATGCCAGAAGACGAAAAGGGCAAGGTATCACATGCACTTACGAAAAACTTAAACACCCCCAAGGTAGAGGTACGAAGATAATGGCATTTATCGATCACTTTCTTTCGACGTCATCGTTAGTCCAGGGGCCGACGAAGACGTTGCTCTATAGCCACCACGGATTTGGCAAGACATACCAATGCCGCTTCTATGCCGAGCGATTTGGCAAGGGTTTAATCCTGTCTGGCGAAGCCGGGCTCAAATCCCTCGAAGATGTGCATATTGATTTCATCCCGTTCGGTTCATGGGATGGGCCACACGATCCGAAAGCTGGGAAATTTTCATTCAAGGGCATCTGGAAGATGATGCAGTCAGATGAATTTAAGGCGGTTGGCTACAAATGGATTGCAATAGACAGCCTCACAGAGATGGGGGAGCGGTGCTTTGAGCAATGCGAAAAAGATAACGCCGGTGCTGACAACGGGTTCAAAGTTTGGGCCGACTACAAGCGTGCAATGCTCGGTGCGTTGAAAGCAATACGCGACCTCGACATGCACGTTTACGTAACGTGTCTGGCCGCCGAAGAAAAAGACGCGAACGACACGACACAATACTGGCCATCACTTCCAGGCCGGGGCGTGGCCAAGCTGGTGCCAGCGCTGTTTGACCATGTCATGTGCGGCGTTCGCACTACCGAGACGACCGACGCCGGTATCCCCCGCGTGAAACGCTGGATCGTGACCGACGAGGTTAGCGGATGGCATGGCAAAACTCGTGATCCGAAGGGCACGCTAAAGCCGTTCGAGGACTGCGACGATGTGACAAAATTATTAACTAGAATAGCAGGAGAATAAAATGTCGGAATGGAGTGGTTTCAACGGTCTCGATCTGAGTGACGTCAAGGTCGAAGATCGGGTGTCTAGGCTTGAGCCTGGTGAGTACGTCGTCGAAACAAATGGCGCAACGATTGAGACACTAGATGGAAATAAGAAAGTTGTGCGCGTTACTTTCACAGACGTAGACAAGGCAGGTGACATCCGAAATGATTTTCGGATGCACGGATTTTCCGAGGCCGCGATCAAGATCGGCAAGGAAAAGCTCAAACAATTCCTGATAGCAAGCGGTCATCCCTCACCAGATAGGCCGGGGGAAATGTCCTCTTTGAACGGGTTGTCGTGCCGCGTCTTCATTGGGATGGGGAAGCCGTATCAAAACCGAAACGGAGAGACAAAGCAGTATAGCGAAATCAAGAGCTTCATGCCGCCGACTAAAGCTGTCGCCAAAGTCGGCTCTGACATAGATGACGAAATACCTTTTTGATGAAAATTATGAACGCGCCTGATGTCGTCGAGGCAATCGACGAGGGGTATAGAGATGCCCCTAAACAAAAGTCTAGGGAATACCTTGGCGCATCCATCGTGGGTCAAGACTGTCTTGCCAACCTCGCTTTCTCGCTGAGAGGTTATCCGCAGGACAGCCCTGGCCCGCAGCTCCAACGGATATTTAATTTCGGACACCTCCTGGAGGACTTCGTCGTGCGCGATCTAAAGAAGCGTGCCGACGTTCGCGTCTGGGAGACCGACGGACTGACGGGTAAGCAGTATGCATACGAGGAACTAGGCGGTCATCTGGTGTGCCATACAGATGGACACGTTGAGCTTGATGATGGCGTTGTCCGAATCCTTGAAATCAAATCCATGAACGATGCCAGCTTCAAAAAGTTCTTGAAGTCAGGCGTTAAAATATCACACCCCAGCTACTACGCGCAGGTGCAGATGATGATGGCGATGTCGGGGATGGGTGAAACTTTATTCATTGCTATAAATAAAAACAACTCTGCCTATCACGCTGAAATTGTCGCTGCCGATGAGCTGGAAATTTCGTATTTAAAGCAGAAAGTGACGACGGTACTCCTCGGAGATGTCGAGAAGATAAGTGCCAGCCAAACTGATTGGAGATGTAAGGGCTGCTTTCATAGAACGGTATGCTGGGAGCAGACAGAATACAAAAAATGTACTGGATGTGCACACGCGCAAGCCAACGAAAAGGGGCTTTGGGATTGCACCAAGACCGGCGACGAAGCTGTCAATGTGTGCGAGCACTTCGCTCCTTGGAGACCGAGGGAAAGATTATGACGCGTAAAGAATATGTCGAAAAAATGACAGCGAGATCGCTGATGATGAAGGAAATCGATCTCACAAAAGTCGCAGTTGAATCTATCAAGGATCGTATCGATACAATGGACCTGCCTGAAGAAGAGACGAACAGAGCGGCAACGAAGCAACGATATCTGGAAGAACATATCGCCGAGCTGTCGCACAAAAAAAGATTAATAGACGCGAACATCGGCGCGGCAACTATACCGGGTCTGTACGATGACTAGAGATGACGTACTCGACACGGCCAAAGGATTGATAAACGGTTCGCGCGCCGAGGACTACGGGTCGGCCCGACTGAACCACGCCAGGATCGCACAGATTTGGTCTGTCATCTTTAATGTCGACGTCACACCGCAGCAAGTTATGGCGGCTATGATCGGTGCCAAGCTGGCTAGGCTGGCCAACCCACTGCGGCCAGACATGGATCACCCAGACAGTTGGGTCGACGTCTGCGGATATGCCGCGCTCGGAGGTGAGATTACCTCACCCACTAAGCTCGAAGTGCGGCCCGTCGAGGAACGGTCGCCGCCCTTCTGATCGGCGGAGATCGATGTACTCGTTCATAGCCTCTTCCATTGTGCCACTATGCAGTCGGATGTCTGGGATGTGCCAGCAGCAGCCCCACCGGATAGAGATATCTTCTTCTATCGCAGCATCCCTCATAACGTCGGCGATGTTATCGTAGACTGCCAGCTCCCAACACGCGCGACCACCGATATAAGCCATCAAGTCGACGGCTTGGCCACGCGTATGGGGGCCGTCCATCTTAATCTGACTCGCTCCTTTGTTGTAAAGAGCGGTCTGCTCTGCCTCTGTTCTCAGGCCGCAGATAACTCCGAAATCTATGGGCGTCACGTCGATTGCGCGCTCCACGACAGAGACAAGCGAACCCTCCACACCCACCAGGTTAGCCTTGCTGCGAGGTGATAGTCTAAACATCATCGACTAACCAACGAGCGACGACAGCGTCTCTGCGAACCTCACTCAGCTTTCTGGTAGACCGTTTCACCCCAGCGAGATGTAGCTGTTGCCGTATTGCATTAGCTGTGCGGCTGTACTTTGCTGCCAACTCGTCAATATCTGACCCATCACGCCAATCGCCATATAGTTTTAGTAGCGACGGGTACGTCCAACTTTGACTCATCGCATGTTGTCCCGACCATTTCCCTTGGTCTTGTCAAAGCTGCGCATCCCGGCCAGCCCGAGAAGAGCCATGACGAGACTGGTCAGTTGCTCTGTTTCTATCTCAGGTAAGACAGCCTCGGGTGCCCAGATCGCGCAGGCCCATGCGGCGATTGGCCCGAAGAGCGTGCCCCATAGGAGACCGAAGCCGGTTCCCCAGAGTAGGAAAGGACGTGCGCCGCTGACGAACAGCGATGGATGCTTCGCACTTTCTACATTGGCTTGGGCCTGCAAGGCATCAAGCGAGATCATTTCCTTGCGCAGTTCAGCATCGAGTTTTGTCTTTAGGTCTTTGTCTTCGACGAACTTGTCGAGGACTTTACCAGCTACACCTATCACAGATTCAGCTAGACTAAACATTCAGGTTCCTTCCTCTATCCATGTATTCCGCCGCGCTCTCACCCTCTTTTCGGTGGGCAAGGTACTCGGCACGCAATGCTTTAATCGCGACGGACCATGATCTTTTGCTATCGATTGCCCAGTCGAATTGCTCCACTCGATGGCTCTTAGGTAGAGTAATCCCGTCATTTCCATCCGCCGCCCCATCCGCTGTTCCCACTACCACCCCAACCACCCCAACCGCTTGATTCTTCTGGTGTCTCACCGGCAATTGAATCAACTAATCCTTCTCTGACGGCTCTGTTCCCTCCAACAACAGGGAGTCGACCTGCTACTGCGCGCACCCCTGTTCGCTGTTTAGCGTTGCTGGCATTACCCCCGACCACAGCATTTTTCACTCCTGATAATACATCCACAACGGGGTTAATCAGACCAAACGTCGGACCAAATATCCATGAGGCAAGGCGGTTCTTGCTGTAGTTCCCGCCACCCGACGCGTCGTAGGCTTCAGAAGCGAGGGCGGAAGCAAGGCCGCCCCACCCTATCGCGCCAGCCCCTGTCACATACCAACCCAGGAAGTCGTCCACGTTCCCGTGCTGCTTCTCGTCGTAGCCAAGCGATTTCAATATGTTGCGCTTGCGGACTTCCGCATCGGTTCCATCGTCGCCTCCGCGCATTTGAACAACGTCTTTGATCGCGAGCGACCCAGCGCCTAGCGCTGGACCGATTGTCGTGAGGTAGGCAAGCGGTGCCACATTGCCCTTCTTAAACTCAGACAGCGTATAGCCGGTCAGCCGTGTCATCATCAGCGGGAAAGATTTCAGTTGGAAAGCAAGGCTGCCAAAGGGTGTCTGCGCCCAAAGCGGAATGTCGTTTGGATTTGGAGTAAAAATGCTCTCGTCTGCAAACTTTATGATGCCTCGACGAAGCTCATCACTTGCCATTTCACCATCGAGCAGACGCGCGTCAGACAATGTCTCACCAATCCTCTTCCCGTGCGGCGAAAACTCTTCTAGGCCGTATCGCTTGAGAAACCGATACGCTGTCTTGTACGCGCGCGACTGGTCAACGAGAGATTTCTCTGGGTCATGTGATTTGATTGCCTTCCGCTGCATTGTCGCGAAAGCCTCGATGGCTGTCGCGCCAGCGATCTGGCGGTTCATATCCGTCCACGGCGTAAGCATGGTCGCATTGAAGAATGCGTGTGTTGTCTTGCCGTCGGCTGCGCCGTACATATATGTCATTCGGTCGTGGATAATGTTCTCCATCGCGACGCCTATGTTCCCAAGCATCTGTCTGTATTCGGGGTCGGATGCCCAGCGAGACAATCCTTTGGCCCACGATTTGAAGCTACCGCTCCTAACAATCGGCAGAGCCAGATCGGGTATTGACGTCAGCGCGGTGTAGCTCAGTAGCGTCACCGAGTTGAAATTCTTCAAGGCTCGACTTGCTTTATGCGCGGCTTGCCCGCCGCCGGATGTTAATGCTTGGCGTCGAGCAACGCGCATCGCGTTGTCGATGAAGTTATATTGGTCATCAATAATTTTAGGACTTGCTTGACCCTTGAAGTCGTCGAGAGCTGCAACAATGGCGTCAGCTCGACGTTGGTACGTCGGTGGAATAGCCCCATCCACGCTGGTTGGGGCGACTTCGTCGAGCATTTTTCTCGCTGCCCCACTACCTTGGGTCGCGTGCGTCTCGATAAGATTACGCGAAAAAACCTGTGACTCGGCCTCCTTCCCAACAAAAGGCATTTTTGTTGTATCAATAACCACAGCAGATTCAGGATATCCATCAGGCCCCACGAACCGGACGTCTTTCCTAAACTCGCGGTTGGTGCTCAAAAGACTCGCGATGCCGTCTTGGCCTCCGTGTATTACCTTCATGTAGTCATATACGCCGTGGCTGTTCAGACCGAGTTTCTCGGTGTGACTAAGGCGTCGGGTTGATCCCTCAAGGTACTTCGTCAGAAGAAATTCGAGGTCGCTTTCCAGATATTTTTCCATCGCATCGAGCGAGAACTTGTCCTGATCGAGTTCGATCATGCGGGAAAAATCGGCGTGCTCAAATTTGGGGTTACGCGTTGACCCATGAATGGGAGACAGAACTCCGTCGGCACTATCGTCGGCTAGTGTGAGATACATCCGTTCGGCAAAGGCAATAGCTTCGGCATCATCTGCAAGCACGGGCGGAACTTGCCGCGTCTTCTCACGCTTGAAATAATCAGACATATCCTGAAGAAACTCGACACGATTTTTTTGGATAAAGGCTTTGTTCCAGACCTGTGGAACATAGTTCTCCCGGTAGCCGACGCTCATCCCGGCCTTAACCATGTTGCCGCGTTCGGTTTCCATGGCCGACCGGACCATAGTAAAAACCTCACGCTCTTGAGGAGACAGCGCCTTGTGCTGCGCCGACCCTTCACCACGCCGCAATGCCTTGACGATGCGCGTATATGATTTTGGTTGCTTTTGTCCGACACCGCCGCTGCTTGCCCGAGCCCAAGCGCGGACCCTGCCATCAGAATCCGGCAACTTCCGTAATTTATTACGGATTGGCATGTATGTCTTGGCAAACCGCTGGTTGATATCTGGGAAGTGGTCTTTATACCAGCTTCCTAGCCATCTCAGGCCCATCCCTTCCATCCGTTGAGACTGCTCCTGAAGATGACGGAGCGGAGACAGTTTGCGAATAGCCTGCTCCTCCGGCGCGCTTAATGGTCGGCCCGCTGCTGTCGAGCGAAGCGCATCTGCCTCTAGCCTGGATGCACCGACCTGCTCAAGACCTTCGACAAGCGCGTCGAGGTTCATATCTTTGGGGCTTGCGCCGTCCATAACAGCATCGGCAATCGTGGCGTTGAGACTACTGAAGTCGTTGCGGCGACCTTCTTCGCGATAGTGCATCCTCGGGTCGGACTGGTCGAAAAACTCAGCGTCGATATTTTTCGACTGGGTCTCATCGAAAAGAACAACTGTCTCGTGTCCTCGAATGTCTGCCCCATAGGGCCGACCGTCAGGCAGAGCCTCACCGACATCTACACTGTCGACACTATTGTAGTGCGTCGTTTTCAGACTGTCGTAGCCGTTGTCTACGAGAGAGATAGTGGCTAGTTCTTTGGCCGCTCCATCTGATGTGCCCCCATCACCACGGAAAGCACTGACGTAGGCTTGGTATAATTGCCTGCCATCTACGCCCTCCGACGTTCTGTTCGCAAATCGAGAAACTTCTTTTTCATTTACTATTCCGGCGTCTCGAAGATTGGTTTGCAGCAACCGAACAAACTGGTCGTCCGGTTCGTAGAATTTTTTGACACTGAAATCTGCTGGTTTGAGAGCCCTAATATAAAAGGGTATCACCCCAGGATTACTTGCAATGTCATGCCGTGCAAATCTCGTGTTAATCCCGACCTCAATCTCTGCCATTGACTCGATCTCTGCCTTCAGCCTATCGAGTTGTTCTCCGTTCAGGAAATCCGACACCTCGTCTCCCGACGGGTTCTCTCGGAGCATCGAGTATTCGCGACGCAGAGCCGCCATTTCTTTCCGTATCGAAGAAACGTAAAGCGCGTCAATGGATAGCTCTGTCTTGAGTTCAACCCCGATGTCTGCTTCATCTATGGCACGCAGGATTGCCGATGCTGTCGGGGCATCCCCGTAAACTCGGGTCGAGCCAGGATCAAGAGAGAGGTACTGGCCAGGTCCGTAGTTTCCATTCACCGACCCATTAAAAACTTCATCTGGATTCGTGTTCGCATCAAATTTATGAGCGACCGGCGTTGCGTGATACCAAACGACGGGCGTGTCGCTCGCCACGTCGTATCCAAGACCGTTGCCGACGAACCTAGATATGTGCGCCTTCTTATTTCGTGGCGATGCCATGTATCGGTCTGCTGAGTAAGCCGCCGCATTCTCTGGCCCGACGGCGAGCCGACGCGCTGACATTGGTGCGCGGCCCACATCTTCAAGCATGTCTGCGGAAAATGTAATCCGCCTAAAGGTCTGCTTGATGTCCGTCCTGCCGATCAGTCCGTTTAAGACATAGCTTACATACTCGACAAGCCTGTCGATGGCGCGGCTGACAGTGCCTCGCAGCGCCACCGAGTTCATGTTACCCGTCAGAGCGGCTTGCGTTATGTCGCCCTTCGCTACGCGCTCGGATAGATATCGTGTGAAGCTCTCCGCGAACCATTCGTCTGCGAGGACGTTGTCCATTTCAATGTCTGTGTATTCACGGTTGGCGTACTTGCTCGTGTACGTGTCGATGGTCTGTTTTTTGAGGGGGTCATTGATATCAAGAGACCGCCAAGATTCACGGATAGCATCGATCTCGCGATCTGGCAGGAGACCAGATCGGGTCAGCATATGGCTAACCTCGTGGACTACATCGAAGGGGGTCGATTTACCTTTGTTAAGACCGACCGACAGACGTCTCAGGTCTTTCCGCAGACTACCAAACTCCGGTCCCCTGAAGTCCATAAAGGCCCCTGTCTCCAGACCGGATAGGTCTTCTCCAGACATCCGGGCGATGTCACCCATTGTCATAAAGTTGGTGTCTTCGATGCCACCGCGTTGAGACTTGCCGAGTAGGTTGACCATCCTGTAGGTCATTGTCCGCATCGTCGTCTGAACTTCAGGATCGCGGTGCGTCAGGTACGACAACATCGACCGGACCTGGCCACGCGCGTTGGCTGGTATTCCGTCGTTTGTCTGGACGCCCGCATGGTCGGCCAACTCGCGCTCTATTGCCGCACCTACCTCGCGGTAGACAGGCTTAAACCCAGGGATGCCTTTGTTCCCTTTGTTGTGGCTACGACGTTGAACCTCGAAAAGAATTTGGTCTATCTTTTTGCTGTCGGCAGCGTCGAGGGCGCTGGCCAGCATTGTAGAGAGATCAGACTTTGTCGCAGATTTTATCTCCTGCGGGCGACTTATATATTTTGCAGGCAGCGGCTCCGCTTTCCTCCGGGCCAGAATAACCTCCGCAATCTGTTGGCCCCTGTCGGTGCCAGCCTCCCGGCGGTAAAGGTCAACCAGCTCTTTGGTACTTGCTGACCGAATCTCGGCAGCATCACTCGGCTCCGCCGCAGATGTCTTCCCGCTTGATTTGCGTTTTTTGCGCGGTGTCTTGGCGGTTTGTATAGCCGAGCGTTCGGTTGCTTTAGTCCCTTTCTTTACCCGCTCGACAGCGGCCTTACCTGTCGCCGACGGTGTGGCTGTCTCCGTCGAGCGTATCGAGGCGGGAACGCCTGCTAATTTTTTACCCTCGCTTGCAAAGGCGGCCTCAAGAGTACGATCCATCATATTAAAGAGGGCCTCAATTGAGGTGTTGCCCGCAAATTTGGACTCCTCGCCGGGGTCGACCGGACGGACAAGCGGTGTGAAGCCGCCAGCGTGGCCCTCTAACCACAATTCTTGCAGCACGCTGGCCTGTTCTTGGGCATCGCCCAAGATGCTAGTTCCAAATTCTGGCGCGGCAGTGTTGGCCTCGACAGGACCATCCACCTTACCCGACATGACCTGGTTGATGTCGCCGAAGCGGTCTCGGATCATTTTTTCGAGAGGGCGGAGCGCGCTGAAAGTTGCGCCAGCATTTGTGGCTTGGCCGGGAATTACACGCCCTGGCGCTGCCGCTGCTAGAGCGCTTTGAGCCTGCGAAAAGGCATTGATGATAGCGTCATCGTTACCTTCTCTTATCGCGCTATTAATGCTATCCCTTGCGAGGCGAATGTTGAGGCTATGCTTTACGATAGCCGTCTGGAAATCCCCCACCGGATCGTCTACTCCCAGACGATAAACCTGGCGATCTTCTTCTGGAAGGATTTTTGAGAAGAGAGGGACTAAGTCGCTGTCGACGGGTTGGCGCTTAACGAACCAGTTAAAAATTTGCTCAACATACCGATTGATCTTTCGCCAGTAAGTTTCGGTCGCAAAGACACCATCGGTGCGATTTTTCATCGCCCAGTGCGCGAACTGATTTGCGAAATATTCTTGAGGATTGACTTGATTATTTATGTGAGGCGGAGATTCTGGCATAACGAGCCCAGCGTCATCCTCACCTCCTCGGTACATACTATTCTCGGCTGTTCGCCAAAACTCCGACCTGTCCTCTGGCGTAAGTATATTACGATAGGACCAGTGGCCTAGCTCATGCAGGAGGTTTTCTGTTGCAGGGGAGGATACCCGTTCTGTAGAACCATTTAACGTGGAAGACAGACGAATGAAGTTGTCATCAGGACCGGCTGAATAGGCGCTGTACTGGCTGTTAGGGGCCTCTCTAAGAACAGGGCCAACTGACGGATCACCGCCAAGTCTGGAGATTATTCGACCAGCAATGGCTACTTCATCCGGCGAGAACCGCGTGAATATAGCCTCCACCTGACGAATTGATTCCGCACGATCTACCGTATTTCTTACCACGCCACCCGGCGAAATATCTCGCTCAATGGCGTGTAGTCCAGATAGCCATTCAGCAATCTGTCGGTGATTAGACCGCTGCTTCCCGTAGGGTAATTTCTCAAGACTAACAATCTGTCGCCGTAAATCCTGTCCAGATTTGAGTCCCAGTCTTCGCCCATCCGGGTTGATAAATTCTACTTCCGAGATGAGGTTATCCAAGAATGTTTGGACATCGACGGGCTCGCCTTTTAGGAGGAGACCTTTGGTCTTTAAATTGCTAAGACTAAGCTCGTCGAACTCATGCGCGGGCATAGGTGAGCCGATACCAGTCGCATCGCCTACGAACCTACGCATTCCTGGTGCATCTTCTGTGCCAGATGGCTGCTCCACCGTGTTCGCGCTATTCCAGAGTTCACGCCTGTCTGCCGCGTTCCGAACGCCCTCGGCCTCATTGGCCAATGCGTAGCGAACACTCCAGTTTTCTGGCTTTTGGTTAGCGCCGATTAGATTCTGTACGCCCTTCCCGTCTACCCGCTGTGATGGGCCAGCGAGGCGGATGTCAGCCTCGTTGCCTACTCTCTGCACGACCAAGACACGGTCGCCATATACGAGAGGTGTGTCTTCCGTCGCGCGGGGGGCTGTTAGGGTATTAGGAAGGGGGTCTGTTAGGGTATCAGGAGTGATATTTTGATCTGGTTGCTTCTGTCTTTTGATAAGCCTCTTTAAAGCTGCGCCATCGTTGCTCGCAATTGCAGCCCGGATTAACGCCAAGAGTTCAGAGGGTGCGCCGGGGGCTGAAGTCGACACTGGAGAAGGCTTCGATGTTAGCTCTCCCCGAGCGGTAAGTGCTGTCTCTCTGCTGTCATAAATCCTGTTTGTACGTGGGTCAGCAAATAGCGCACTGCCTGCCGGGAAGTCTTTCTTCCCCGACATCGTCATTACCTGACGGACTGATTGCGCTGGAGAAAATTCTGTAATTACACCGTTCTGCTTCGCCCTGAGCAATGCCTCCTGCGCTCCGAAACTAGCGGTGCTTATGAATTTCTCTTCTCCCTGATCCAAACCGGAAGTGTTTATCGTTCGACCTTCGCTGGTCGGTATCCCTGCGCGGAGGATGCCTTGTATTTTCCCTGTGTTAGGGTCGCGCCCTGCCCCTTCAATGTTCTTTGTCTCAGCGACTCGCTTCGCGCTAGAGCTAAGATCGCCGGAGCTTACCGCTGTCTTGCCTTTGAGTTTGCGCTGCAAGACCTGCAATTGGGCTTGGCTGTCGGCATCTACCTTGGATGTAGCGCCGTCCTCCATTATTTTTCGGGACAAGTCCCGCATCAATTTAATTTCGCTTTGCGTCCACTGGACGATTTCGTTTGATATGCTGTCTAGTTTTTGCCTATTGAGTCGTGCCTCCCATTCTTTTTTTGAGACAGACTTTCCTTCAGAATTTTTCGGTTGCCGACCGGATTGTTTTATTTCTAAGGCCGCATCTTCTTTGGTTAATCGACCGAATTTTACATCGGAGAGAACCTCGTCGAGAGAGCGAGCATGATGATAATCAAACATCGCGAGGACGTCGTCGGCGTCTGAAGAAAACTCGGGGTCATTAGCCAGCGCGCGGACAAGATTACGCATCTCCGACCGCGTCAGTTCATCACCGATTACAGACGCTTCAGGTAAGATGGTGTCTAGGTCGTCCATCACGGACTTCGTGTACGCCGGGTCTACCGAAGCGTTGGTGATGTCCTTTTTAGTTATTTTTCCCTTCGCACCTGTGCCGGTAATGTTGCGCCAATCGGTGCCTTTTATCAGGGCTTGTTGTCGCTGCTTTAGCGCTATTGGAGAAAATACGGGGGTGGCATCGCTCTCAATTTCTGCGGCCCTGATCGCCTCGAAGTATTCGCGGGCCGTCATCATTTCGCCGCCCAAATCCGCTGGGTCTATGCCCATCGCTTCAAGCTGCGTTCCTGCTTCGTCCAGGTTAATCACGCCGTTCTCGACGTCCTTCTCGACATCTTCCCACGTTCGGGTGGATGCAGGCGCATCGGCCTGGGGGGCTGCGGCTGGTTCTTCTGAATCGAGAGCAGTCTTTAACTGCTTAAAACTTTTGTTTGTAAACTTACCTGACCTACCGAGCTGAACTTTTCCTTCGTCGATGTAACGCTGGATGTCTGGAGTTGATTTTCCCACAAGAGCGAGTGCGGATTCAGTGGAACTCGCCACCGTAGGAGTGGAATAATTTACATCAACTACCTCGGCAGTCGGAGCTTCAGGCGCAGACGCAGGCGCTTCTGCTTCGGGGACATTCCCCGGCGCAGCTTCTGTCGTGGCTTCTGTCGTGGGTGCGGGAGCTTCTGTCGAAGTGCCTACTGCCTCATCGACCTTCCGGTTTAGTACGGATACGTCGATAGTGCCGTCGTCTTTCCTCGTCGCGGCCAGAAGATCGGTGATTGCATCGTCAAGAAGTGCTTGGCGCTGCTGCCCCAGCTTCTGTTTCTTCAAATCTGATGACTGAAGGAGTACGTCTATCTCCTTCTCACTGGCGCGGAGCCGTTTGCTAAGATTTTTAAAGACGTTGTAACGGCGCAGGTTGTCGCTTGCTTCTTCAAGCTGCTCCGCTGTTCCCCCATCAGCCTTTAAAGCTGCTGCTGCTTGGCGCTCTAACCCAAGTTTCCGGTCAAGCTCGTCGCCCATCAGGTCGAATTGCTGCTCTAAGACAGTGCGATTGTCTGGCGGGGCATCGGGAACAACTTCGGGAGGTGCCTCGACAGTCTCGTCGGGAATTAGGCCAGCGGTGTCTTGCTCGTCGGGAAGTAAGGCAGCGGTGTCTTGGGTTGCTTTAGTAAACTCCGCCCAATCGGCGGGGGTCATATTGTCAATTTGTTCAGGCGTCAGGCCAAGGCGTATTGCATTTTCTACCTGTGAAACGCCTCGCTTTGCGCCTATAGCACCAGCGCCTGCACCGATAAGGCCACCAATACCGCCGCCAGCTACAGTGCCAACTGTAGTGGCCAGTGCGGTTCGTCCGAGGTCTATTTCATCTTGCAGGCCAAGCTGCACGTCGCGGGCTTGGAGGGCCGTGTCGTGGACAGCGGCTTGGCCGCCAGAGATTAGCGCCTCGGAACCAGCACCAACGGCAGCACCTTTACCCACGCCGCGCAAGATAGGGGCGCTTTTGCCAGCAATCATTGCAGCCCGACCTGCTGTCAACGCCGCCTTCCCGGCAGCGAAGCCGGGTATGAGATTGACCGGGTCCATGATGACCGCTCCGGCGACATCTCCGGTTGCCGACGCCATGCCTCGACCACCCTCCTGCCAGGGCATAGGTAGTTGACGGTAGACTGTTTCGATACGCTTCGCGCGCTTGCGCGCGTCTTCACCCATGCCGTAGGCTGATGCAGCATCAGATACCGCGCTGAAGGTGTTGAAGTCAGCCCAGACTTTGTCGCGATAGAATTTTTCAATGAGCTGCTCGTCGGAAATTCCGCGCCCGCCAGTCTCATCATAGTGCTCGCGTAAATCCAATAAGAAACGTGGATCGCGAAGCGCGTCGTTTGTATTTATTACAGAGGTATAATCTCCAGAGGCGCCCCCAGAATCTAGGGCCTCTTCGAGATCAATGTTCAATCCACCAGTTTGTTGCTTGTAGCTCATGCGGAACTCCAGTTCGCCGTATGTGAACCGAAGCTACCGCGATGTACGCGCTGGGGTCGTCCTACTTGTTACCGCTGTAAGACGCGGCATACCCGTCTACTATTTTTTTCACATCGGCGGGGATATTACCTGCCGGGGCGGGGGTTCTCTTTAGTGAAGATTTACCCAGCCTGTCTGCGTTTTTTGCCTCTTCTTCTACCTTCAGTACGCGAATTGCGTCCATTATTTCCTGTTTGTATTCAGCAAGTTTTTTATCAAGATTCTCGGTTAGTTTTTGGGCCCGTTTCCTATCCCATTGAGCCCCATCTTTTTCTACCTTTATCCAATTGTCGTCGCCCATGGCGCTCCTCTCTGCGACGTCTAATTCCTGTTTATATCTTTTCGCTTTCATAGTAAGTTGAGCGCCCAGTCGCATTAGCGCGCCGATCTTTTTTTGGTTGCTGCCGGTAGAGCGGAATATGTTATTCTGAAATTGCTGATACTCACCGTCATCCTTCTTGACGGCTTTTTCCATAGTGCCAAGAAACATTTCGACTGGCTGGGTCTTAATCCAGCGACCTGATCCTATCTCTACTTGGGATGCCAAGTGGTCATGCATCGTGTCGGCGTGAGACGTACCGGCATTCTCCAATGCCTCGCGTCCGGTTTTGACTAATGTCTCCATGGTCGCGTCATCTGCGGATATGTTATACCACGCCTTGTTTAAGACGCCGAAAGCACTTGCGTCCATGTAAAATGTTCTTGCCAATTGCTCGGTGGCATCCGGTAGCCATACCCTATCTTTTTCGTCCGCACCACGGCTCTTAGCACCCTCAAACCCGAGATAATATTCGCGTGCATCTTTTATGTTACGTTCTCGTAATTTCACACGCCTCGCCGCATTTTCTTCAGCCGATTTTTCGTTTGCCGCATCTATTGTTTGACTTTGTGCCGCTGCCCCCTTTGCAAAGGAACTATTTATAATTCCGTCAACCCACGGTTCCCACGTATTATTTTCCTCCATGCTCTTCTTAACATGAGATGGAACGTCACTAAGTGTCTCCTCGACTAATGCTCTGAGTCCATCAGTATCGTTTAGCCTAACAAGCGCCTTAACCGCATCGCTGCTGTTTAAAACACCCCGAACTCTAGTTGCTGCTGCGGAGACAGCCTCACCCATTTTCTCCTCTTTCTCTCTATTCGCTCTGTCGGATCGAGCTTTGACGAGGTTTAGTAAAGATTGAAATTCGGCACTATTCACATCTAAGTCTTCGCCGAGCAATTCCGCCTGTCTTGTTAGCCATGGCGTTACGTCTTCGCCTTCTTTTCCATATTCCAGCGCAGACTTAATAAGTCTTTCTCGGTTCTTGCTGTACCATTCAGTCGTTTCACGTTGGTTCATCTTTATGGCCTGCTTGTGGAGCCCCTCGGCGATTGCCGGAGGTAGACCAAAGTGCTGTTCGATATCGCTCGAAGTTGCAACGGGGTTATCCTTGAGGAACGCCGCAGCTCTGGGTAGATTTTTCTGTGTTCTCTCCATTACGAGGGCTTTATACGCAGGTTCGTTGAACCTTGACGTGATGCGCCGCATCAAATTCGGTGTGTTCGCTATGTTCTCGAAACGACCAACAAAATTATTGGCAGCGTCAACAAGCTTTTTGCCACCTGACGCAAGAAGAGCTTCGTCAATGTCTGCATCCATCGTTCCTAAAAGCGACGCCTGCTTGGTCATGTTGGCGTAGTTTTTCTCCAGCTCCGCTTGGCCTTTATTTTCGGCATTCAAGTCCGCAACGCTTTGCAGTAAATCGTTGTTCGGCAGGACATCGCCAAGATAGTTGCGGCCTCCAGTCAGCGCGTCGCGGTACTCTGATAGTTGTTGAAAATTTGCATACGGGTTGCCCGTCTTGAATTTCCGCCAAGCGTCTAGGTTGTCGAGGCGGCTCTTCCGGTCTTTATCGTCCGCCTGGTTCCACCCTTGCGAAAATGCTGAGTAATCTATCATGCGTAATCACTCGATCCCCAGAATGAGGATTGGTATGATGAATCGTAATCACTCATTAAGTTGCTCCCGCCCGAGTTCAGATCGTTCCCACCAGTTCCGAACAGATTGTTCCATCCTTTAGACAGGTCTTCAAAGTCCCAGTCGTTTGATAGTTTTTTCAGCGAGCCGCCAAATCCCGCGCTTGCACCCGAGAGGGCTTTGGCTGAATTAGTGGCACCCGTGTTTGCGTAACCCATTAGTCTGTCTCCGCTGTTTAGCAGCGTGGAGCCCATGCTCCCGGCGTTTTGTAGGTAGTTACTGGCGGTGCCGATAGTTTGCGGGTACGTGCCAAAGACGGCAGTCTGGGGATTTTGATAGTAAGCCGCAGTCGGCAGGGTTGCGTTGCCGCCAAGCCCCGAACCTATCGTTCCGCTTTTGTCGTAGACACCACTGCCGACTGCAAGCGGCCCTCGATAACCCCCGCCTGATACAAGGCGGCGGTCGTAAACACCGCTGCCAACTTGACTGAGATAACTCGCTGGCGCGGTTAGCGCAGACCTGGCGTCTGTCATGCGAAGCAATGGGTCTAGCCCGATGCCCTCAATCCCTGCGACTTCGGATAGTCTCTGCTGGCGCATGTCTGCAATCGACCCGGCGTCAGACTGACTTATTTTTTGTCTGCCCTGGATGTAGTTCAGACTGTCGTCATATGCACGGTTGCGTGCATTCTGGTATTCTCGCGAAAGTTGGCTTGCGATTTCTGCGCGTTTTTTGCTCCCAGTTGTTGAGGCGTCCATGCCAGTACGGATTAAGTCTGCCTCGCCAACGCTGGCGACACGGTCGGCTGCACGATCAACGTCGATCATATACTCGTCTGTGCGGCTGTCTATTTCGCCTTGAATGTCGGTCGGCGAGAAAGTAGCGATGTCAGGAACCTCTTGGATACCAAGGGCAGCCTGCTGTAAACCAGATTCCATCCTACCTATCTGGGCCAGGATCATGTCATTCCGCTGCAAACCTTCGCCTCTTTCCACACTCGCTTGATTCTTTGCTTCGAGGTATTGCTTCGTTGAAAATTCGCGTTCCGCTTCTTTCTTGGCGCGCTCATTCAGGTATTGACGCTTGTCGTCGTCTCGCTCTCCACTCGCAATCTCTTTCACGATGGCAAGCTCATCCAACGCTTCCTGCCTCTCGTCCTTTGTAATCTGCTGATTGCGCAGGAACTCCCGGAGCTGAAGCTCTCTCGACCTTGCAGCAGCGCGGTCAGTCTTTAGCTGCCTGTCGATGGCATAGCGCTGTTCTTCTGCTTTTTGATTCCTGTATTTATCGATTTGTTTTTTCTCTTCATCACGTTCACGAGCCTTGATGCCCCGGTTAAGTATTTCTTGATAACGGGTGTATTCATTCTCTGCCCGCCTTTCGTTGTCTGCGGCATGGGCCATAGACATATTCTCGCGTTGCAGATTGAGCTGCTGGTTTTGCATCTCGACCTGGCGCTCCATCGACCATCGCTGTAGGGCAAGGCTTTCTTGATGCTGCTTCGCAGCGGCCCTTTGCCCCATGAAGCTAACGCCAGCCCCTATTATTTGACCCCACATTATGCAGCTCCAAAGTTAAGCGAGAATGGGTTGCCTCCTGAAGTAGTGACCTCCTCTTCTTCTTTACCGCCGCTTTGGAGGAGAGACATGTACTGCTCTGCTGTCAGTTGGCCTGATGCGCCGGAGGAACCGAATTGCGGAACGCCGCCGACCATCGAGTTGTTTATTCGGGCTTGCGCTTCTTTTTCCCGAGCCGCTGTCTGTGCTTCATCTGTGCTCACCCGGCTACGTTCCGTGGTTAGTTGGTCCATCATCTCAGCCAACTCGTCCAATGCCTGCTGGGCATTGTACAGATCGATTTGGGTCTTGAGCGTGTCGTATTCGGATTGGGGGTCAGCAAAGTCACCGCTCGAACGGAAAGTCATTTCTTTCAATTTGTCACGCAATGTTTGTGCTTGGACTTCAAGATCGCCCCTCATCTCGCCCAACTCCCCTATTTTCTTCTCTACAGCAGTTACGTTGCCGCCGATTACATCCTGGATGCCTCCAACTCGACCGCCTGTATAAGCAGATAAATCCCCGGTGATGCCTCTGTTATCAGAGATCATTTTTTTCATTGCGTCTTCGTCGTGAAGAGCGATGTCCTCCAAGCCAACATTTGCATCTGTCGCACGGCTCATCAGGTCGTCGATGCTTGTCTTGCGCTCATCGATAAACCCTTGGAGAGCTGTGTCCGCTTCCCCAAGTGCGCCAGCAGTTCCCGTGAAGTCGGTGTCGAGCAGGCTTTCGTAGCTGTCCATATCGCCGCGCAAATCACTGATGCCAGTTGCCATCGCATCCAGTGACTTCTGGCTATATGGGTTGCCCCCGAGGGCAGCATCCCTCAGATATTCGGCGGTGTTTCCAAAGGCTCCTGCATCACGTTTAATTCGCCGCTCTTCAGCATCTCGTTTAGCAAGCATGTCTTGGACGTCGCCACCCAATCCTGAAAGCTCACTCTGTTCGTCCAAGAAGTCCGTACCTAATAGAGAGCTAAACCGACCAATGCCGCGATTTTGCTCCTCGATAGAATCACGCATTGCCTCAAGCTCGGGCAGGTTCGTTATGTCGTAGGTTCCAAAGTCGGTTAAGCCTTTGTCGACAAAATTTAAGATGCCCGATTCAAAATCTGATATGCGGTTTTCTTCTGCCGTTCGCTCGCCACGTAACGTACCTAAGCGGTCTGAAAGACCACTTCGCCTGGAAGATACTTCAGTAAAACCTTCGGGGTACATTTGGTCTAGGATCGTAGACGAAAACTGGTCTACCTGGTTCTGCCCTCGTGCCATATCACGGTCTAGTCTGTCCATGTCAGACAGATCGGCAATCGTCATTTGGCCAAGACCGACGTCTGCTTCACTGAGGTTATTCATCAGGCCAGAGCGGAAGTCAGTGATTCGTTTTTCTTCGGCTCCCCTTTGCTTGTTTACGCTTTCTAATTGGGAAAGAGCGTCAGAATATTTTCGTCGATAATCATCTACCATCCCTTGGTTGGGACGATTTAAGGTTGGTGTATCGTACACGCTGGTGGACCACCCATCCCCGCTTGTGTGCGTCCTAAACTCCGGGATGTCGGTATCAAAATTCAGACTGTCCAGGTAGTCCATGCCGGAACGAGCACCACTGATCTGATTTCTGAGAGCATCCTTCTGTGCGCTACTATTGAGGTCTTCCATTTGGAAACCGTCCGAGCCGCCGAGAAATGAATCCATGACGCCTTGGTCGACACCGGAAGAGCCGCCAAACGCTGCCGCATACGGGTTCACATTGCCTTTACTTTTCGTAGGGTCGTATCCCCCGGCACCCGTGTTCCAGTCGCTGACGGATTGATTATATTCATTGGCAAGTTTGGTGTTGTAGGCCCGCATATCGTCCTTAGCAGAACTGATTTGATTGCTATAATCTGGCGGCGGCGGAGGAGGAGGAGGAGAAGAACTTCCACACATATCAAAACTCTTTCATAAAAATGGTGGCAGATCGGACATACCCGAGACCGCTGTAAAACTTTTCGGCCCGCTCGTTGTCGATACCCGCAGATATGCCAAACTTAACTTCTTTCGCGCCGACGGCTTTGGCCCAGTCTTCGTATCGTTTTACAAGCCTGACCGCTGCCGTGCCGCCACGCTTTGATGGATGGACGTATGTCAAAAAATCGTGCGCAACTTTGACCTCTGGCGAGAAATAATGAGGCGTTATAAAACCGCAAATCATGCCAATTATTTCATCGTCGACATCATTCACAAAAACACCAAACCTATCAGGGTTTTCTATGGCATTCTTGGTGTAGTGATGTAGGTAATACTTGTCGAAATCGTACTTCGAGAAGACGCTCTCGCCGTGCATAATCTCACCAAGGTCCACAACCTTGCTGATGTCACCAAGCATTGCCGCACGTATCGTCATTAGCTCACCACCTGGACCGCAAAAACAACCTCCAAGTTTGCAGAGCTGGCATTGTTCGTCGTTTGAAAGCCGACCCTGATTGAATTTGTCGTAGCGTCTGCCTCGATTGCTGTCGAAAACGTGGACGTTACGCCAGCCGAACTGGCGGTAAGGGTCGAACCCGAAGCCACCCCGTTAAGAAGCACTTGAACATCTATCGTGCCTGTCGATGTGTAAACGGCTGCGCCGGTGATTTGTATTTTTTGTTTGAAAATACGCTTGATGTAAGTATCGCTGTTCGTTGGCGCGGCAGTTAAATTATAGAAGCTCTCTGTTGACAAGATCGATGGCAACTGTGCCGCTGGCAATTTACCGCTGCTGTCCAGGCTGGCAACACCATTGGCCGCGCCGCGTTGGGTTGACTGGAGAAGCCCAGACTGAAACGTAGATGCCGCGACATATTCGAGGGCCGTCCCTGTGCCGTTGACCCGAACAACTTTGGCGCTGTCCGAGGAAGAGAAAGTCGGAAGCGAGGATTCAGGGCTTGTCCGTAAAAACTGTGTCCCATCATAAAATTTCAATTGGTTTGGAGAGATCGAGGTGTCCACCCACAGATCGCCGCTTGCTGGGCTAGACGGTGTTGATGACGAGACTGTCAATTTTGCTTTTGCGCCAAGGCCAGTGACAAGGTCAGCGACCTTTGCCTGAGTGATTTCGCCATCCGCTATCCCAATCTTGGCAAACTGGATCAGGCCGGTTGCGGTATTCGCAAAATTCGACTCGAACATCATGCCAGTTGCCGCCGTCGTGCTCGTGTTTTCGACCGTGATAATTGTTATCGTGTTACCGCTGGGAACGGCGACCACAAATGTGACGGTGTTATTAGCTGGTTGTCCGGTGTAGTCGTTTGTACCACCTTCGCGCTGGAGTATTCCGTTCTTGAAAACTTGGAGTTGGGTGTCTTCTGTATGCGCAAATGCGAAAACGGTTTGAGACGCGGTTGTAACAGCATCGCTACGCAAAAACCCAGTGACCGCAGTTGCCCTAATTTTGTAAAAAGAAGCAACTGCGCTAGTCGTCTGGCCAGCATTAAATGTGACAGCGCCAGCGTTGGATGTACCGGCTGTCGGGCTTGTCTGATAATCGTATGTCGCACCTGGCCGCTTTAAGACACCGTTGACGTAAACGAGGATCGTGTCTGTCGTGTCGTGGGCATAATCGAAAACGGTTTGCGCGTTAGTCGATACTGTATCCTGCCTGCTATGTATAATAGGGGCACCGATTGTACCAAAGTCTTCTCCCTTTTCGCCTCGAATCTCTGCGAGCGTGGCGAGGGCTTTCCATCCGGTAATTGTGTCGGTGTACTCACCGATGCGATACTGTAGGCCAGCAGAAGAGTCCTTGCGCAGCTCGATAGGACCGTCCCAGACACCATTTGCATCGAAAATCTTTGCCAGTAATTCGGCAAGCGTATTGCCGCCAAATTCCGCCGCATTGACGTATCTGACGACTTGCTCGAACTCGGTGTTTATGTTGCCCGAGGAGCCATAGTTCTGCGGAAACTGCTGTCTTAATCTTGCCATTATTGCCTCACATTGACGGCGAACCCGATGATCCGAAGAATGCCGCCGCCACCCTTGGTTGTGAACACGTAACGTGCAGCGCGATATCGATGCGACCATTTCCTCTCGTATTGTTGTGAAAGTGGCACATCCGCGAAGTTGTTGTCGTCCGTATCGTTGACCTCGAAAACCAACGTACCCAGGATTTGTCCGGTCTCATCAAAACCAACCATCGTGACTGTCCCGGCACCGGCTGCCTGAATGACTACGGAGTGAGTCTCTTTAGTTTCAGTGAGGCTTCCATGCCATAAAAGCGGCGTTTCGACGGTGACGTCAGGCACTACCCCCGTGAGGCTCTCGACATTATTGACGTTGTGGAGACCCCCCGACGTACCCAAGACTAACTGTCCTGCAAGGAAATCTCCGCATCGAGAATTTAGGAAGTCACCCGTCGAAAATTTAGGCACTGCCTCCCCGCTTTCAGGGTTCATGGCCAATGTCAAACGGCGACAGGTTTCGCCTCCGGGCTGGGGGAAGAAGATGTGGTAATGCGCCTGGTCTTGATCGAAGACAGAGCTTATTTCCTCCTTGTTCTCGACACTCTGGAAAAGCTCTCGGTACAAGACATCCACCTTGTCGGACAGGCTGTAGCTGTAGACAAGGATGCCGTTGTCTTCAGATCGTTTGATCGAGTGTATGCCAGAGCGGGAGCAGAACAGTAGGTCCGTTCCGGCGTTGGTAATTGTGTTGTGGCTTGCGCAGCCGATGTTGATGAATGAGTTGTCGTCCAACGTCCACAGGTCGATGTTCGGATCGATTCGGTAGATTATGGCCTTGTCTGCCGTGAACACGACCAGCCGGTTCTGTTCAAAGACACCGATGCCCGTTATTTCGTCAGCCGTGCCAAGGAGGTTGGCGACATCTATGAAGCCGCCGCGAAGAACGGTTGTCGTACCTGGGTCTTCGTCGTCCGAAAAGACATCCTCGTTGTCGACGCGAGAAAAGTGGATTTGCGTTTCTTTCCCTTGGATGCCCGAGACAACAAGCCGCCGCTGTATCGACGCCAGATATGCTGGACGCAAAACATCAAGAGCTTTCGATGCGGAAGCCGTATAATTGACGCCATCGTATTTGAATGTCGGAAGGCTACGCGCGCCGACAAATACATTCCGGTTGAAGACTGTAGAAGAGATGACCGCATTTGGTGGATAATTGTAAGCGAAGGCGCTTTCGGAGAGCTTATGCTCTCGTTCGGAAATGATATCGATGTTTGAACCGTCGTTCTCCGCAAAAATTGCCTCATCGCGTGTAAAGAAACGAACGTGGTCAATCCGCTGTAAGCCCTTTCGGTGGACGGCGGTTGCATCTCGCACGATCTGGCCGCGCCAATCGCATGTCGCATTTTTTAAAACTGTCAGATGTTGCTGTTTGCCCGTGTCTAAACTGGTCACGTCCCGAGACGTGTCGAGCCCCTGGAAGTCCTCGTAGACCCACGACTTCATTCTGACGCCTGAACCCGACTGTGTCGTCATCAGAAGGTAACCGAACCGTTTTTGACGCTAGTCTTTCCACCATTCTTATTTCGGGGGTGTGTCCCGTCATCCACAACACGTAACTGGATTGCGGTGTTCCCGTTGAATGAGCGCCAAAGCTGACGATTTAAGGTTTGAAGGTACTGTGGCATGAGTAGGCTCAGACGATCAGAACCTTGTTGCGCCGCATAATGAGCCAGAAGTCCCGCAATTATTACCGTGTCGTCGACAGCTCGGCTCTCGTCTATACTTTGGTAGTAGTTGATTTCTGTCGTGGGCGTGTGATACGGGTGCATCCGCACATCGTCGATGACAAGGTTAGCAAATTCTAGGAACATAAGCATTACATCACCGTCGACGGTGCCAGGGGCAAACTCGCCGAACCGTCTTAATGCCTGTAATGCCAAGACACGTAGTGGCGTGTTGCCGTCGGTGATCTGGGGGTTTGTGGTGCTTACCTCTGCCATCTCAGGACTTCTTTACGATGCGTCCGGTTGAGACAAAGTGGTGCTGTCTGAAACGGGCCTCGTCAGCGGAATCGATTGTCCACTGCAATCGGTTGTCGGAGAAAACACGAACAGAGGCTATGTCAGCGCAATCAAACATAGCGGGCTCCGGGTTGCGGCTTTCATAGACGACCTCTTTCGGCTCAGATTTCTTTTTTGCGTCGGCCATATTGTTTGTCTCCAATAGGAAAAAGGGGGCGCTTTCGCGCCCCCTAAAATCGCACCTACACTAAGGACTGTCGTCCCTACTTGGTTTCCCAGTTTTTGACGTAGGTGTGAACCTTGTCCTGAAGCAGCTCCAGACCACACTCGGTCAGGTATTCATGCTTCTGGCTGTCAGCGTCCGGGCTCTGCCGATTTTCCAACAACGCAGTATCGCGACCTTCGAGGTAGCGATAGTTGAGGTATGGAAAGTCAACGATAATCATGGCCGATTTCATTCCCGGAACCTGGCGGAACTGAGGATGGAGGTGGACCATGAGGTCGCCAGCGAACGTGTTGTACCGCACGACATTGATGCCGTAGGTGCCGTCGATGGCGGTTGGTTGCCAGCGGGTCTTACCGATCTGCTGGAGGTTGTTGGCCACCGTTTCGCCGACGAAAGCAATTTTTTGTTTGCTGCCGTATTTGAAAACAGTGCTCATCAACAAGCTGTCGAAGCCAGCTTCCGTCATCTGTTTGGCAGCCGAGCCGCCATAGGATGCGTAGCTAGTGTTGATATCGACAACATTAGTAATGGAGTTGGTAAAGCCGCCCGTGAAACGAGTTGGGGTAGCCGTACTGCCGCCACTTTCGTGCTTGAAGCCAAAGAACATGGCACGCTCAATGTCGCTCATGTGCAACTTGAGAGCCTTGGTCATGGACTCGTCCATTTTGTCGCCAGTCCGCAAGTAGGTCGACTGCAAGGTGTTTGACACCTGGAAAGCCGTGCGGAAAATTTGACAATAGTTGCTGCTGACAGTCGAATCGAAACTGATAGCAGATGGACTGGACCCACCTTCAGCCGCTGCATAGCCAGCTACGAATAGCTCGGCGTTGTCAGCAACCTGATGGGCGGTGCCCCCAATGTTACGAGTAGCCGTAACCGTGGTGCCGGTGGTGTCAGCGGTAACGTGCATGACCTCGCCGGTTTCGCTGTTGATGACGATGCTGCCAGCGATAGCGTATTTGTTATCGTCGGAGGCGTCGACAGTGATGGAAGCAGTTGAAGTCGAGGCGACTGCCCCATTAACTTTCAACTTGCGATCCGGGAGTTCATCCCGGAAGTTCTTAAACTCGGGATCGTCCGTGCTGTCGGAGGAGCCCATGGACAACATCGCATTCAGCGGTGCATTGCCGTTGGGTTCCAAAAGCGTAAACAATTCCCGGTAGTTTTTCGGTCGTTGATCGGTCGAAAACTCGCCCGACCCACGCATACCTGTGATAGCAGCCATGGTTTTCTCCTTATGGCGTGGGGTTCAAAAAATAACGGTTCGGTCGAGTTGCGGGATTACCTTCGCGTACTCTGGTTGTCTGGCGGCGCGAGCGGCTAGACATGATAAGACTAGCGCCTGTCTTGGGGGTGGTCGTCCTATGCTAAATATCAACACCATATACGGGTTTCTTCATTCGGAAGTTCTGTCCCGTAGAAGCTACGCACGACTCGCCATCTTCCCCGGTCAGGATGACTGTGTAACTGCCATTCTGTGCAACGAAGATTTCCATAATTTGGCTAGTAATTGCGCGGCCATCAGCCGCTTTTTTTTCGCCGTACTCTGTCTCAAGGCGCTTGATTATGTCGTCCCTATTTCCACATGCGCCCCCCGCGAGCGCGCCTGACGAGTAGACGAAAACTAACGCGAGGAAGACGATGAAGAAACGAAACATTACCCCATATTCCTTTGGTTCATAGCTTTGTCGAGGAAGCTGTCAAAGGTTGCGCTCGGTGGCGATCCGGGCTCTGTCCCGGCAGCCGTGGGTGTTGACTGGCCAATAGAGCCGGTGAACGCCTGTCTACGTTCCGCGATGCTGCGAAGCCGGTCCATCTCTGGAGAGTTGCGGGTGTTAGCGTAATCTCCGACCAAGTTAGCAGACAATGTCGGATCGGCTAAATCCTCCATCATATAACCGCGCTCGGCGATGAACATCATAAATTCGTCGACGTCACTATCCGGGAGGTTGTGCTTCTGTTGGGCCTGGTTCAGGTTGTTCGCGATTTGCTGCCTGATCGCGTCTACTTGCGTCGTCTGGGCTTTCTGCATCCCATCGCGGGCTGCGTCCGTTTGCCCTTGAGCCATAGCTAAAACTTTTTGGAGCATTTCGCTGTTGGCCGCGACCTGCTGTTCAAGGCTGGCCATTTTACCGGGGTTGCCGGAGAGCATGTCTTTATAGCCTGGTGGAAGTCGAACGCCTTCTGACTCCTCGTAGTCAGCCAAAGCTGTATCGAGGTCTTTGAAGTCAGGGGTCGTGTCTTTGGACGGCTGACTTGGCTGGGTCGGTCGATCATTATCAACATTTCCCAACGTCGGGTTTGACTGCTGGCCTCTAGCCAGGGCGTCCATTTTTTCTGCAAGGGTTTGGGGCGTGAGACCTGGGTTGGCTCGCAGGATGCCTTCCAGAACCTTGTTGACTGGGGCCATAGCTGCGTTTTTAGCATTCATAGCCGCGTATCGAGAAAGAGTGCCTTTTATGGATTCGGGTGTGAGCTTTCGAGTTTTTCCCTCTCCCGGCTCGCCCATCTCAATTTCGATATATGTGACCGCTTCATCCTGTATTGCGTCGCCCTCGGTTTTCGGGCTGCCTTTCTCTGCGGCCTTGTCCGAGCCTGTGTCTTCTCTGGTCGCTTGTGTTTCTGGAGCGGCGGCTGGTTGCGGCTGCTGCGGGTCGACGCCCATTTGAGTGGCGGCAATCCGATCAACGGCTGCGGCCATGGCTTGGGGGTCTTGTGGGTTTATCGCCATTGAGTAGTCCCTCCTGAGACCTTCTGAGTTTGGTTGTGGCGCATATATTACAGATCAGGCATAGCCTTATCGTCCCTTGTCAGGGCCACCTCATTTTCGAGTTGGAGTTTGATCCTCGCAGGCAAGTCCAGAAGTGCTTTTGCCGCCCAGATCGAACCACGCCGGAAGTTTACTTCTTCCGACGTCATGTTCGCCGTTTCAGCTATCGCCATAGCTGCGGCCAGAACCTCTTTCTCCATGATCTCGTGGAGGACTTGCCATCCCTTGCTCCGCTCTAGCGAAGAAATTGATGCGTGCGCTTGGTTAGGCTTCACTTCCGAGACTGTTTCTTGCCCTTGCGGACTTGCGCCTTGCCCGCCATGACTGCGCCATGGCCTTTCTTTCCGCCCGACCGTGCGTGCGGGATATTACAGCTTGTTTCTTTCCACATATTTTTCCCTCTCTGAATAGACAGGCGTATGATATGGGTTGTAGGCCGAGCTATCGTCCTACTTTCTCAGTTACTTTCCACCAAATTTTGCATATATCCCGACGGCAAGCGCCATCAACAACGCGGTGGTGACCATGCGAACGAAGGTTTGGCCTATCGTCCTCTTCGCGCCGCGCCATGCGTCAAGTAAATTTCGTAGCTCTTTGATGTCATCGCCTGCATCACTGTCGGAGAGGCCGACCTTCTCGAAGGCACGCTTCGCGCCCTCTTCGGCAGCCTCCTCGATTAGCAGTTTTGTTTCTTTCGACATCATCAAGCCGATCCTATCTTTTGGCCATTTGTGTGTCTGCTTTCCCGTCAGAAGACACACTCTCGATTAAAGACTTCGTGAAAAAGTCCAACGCACCCGTGAGTTGGTCGACCTGAAACTGTGCCTGTTGGCGCTTGGCTTGTAAGTCCCGGCATTGATCGACGATATACCGTTGCTTATCGTCAAAATCCTCTAAGCAGTTGTACTCTTCTCCGTCTATATTAATAATATTACTTTCATCAGCCATTAATCTAACTCCAATTGGATGGAACACCGGCCTTAGTGACGGGTGTTTTCTGAAGGTCAATCTGAGCTTGTAGCCCAGCTTCTAACGTAGCCTCTGTAATATCATGATCTGCAAGCGAAGATAATGTCCACGCCTTAACTTGAGCCTGTGTTACATCGGCGAAAGATGTGAAGTCATCTGGGTCAGGCGCTGCAATACTAGCGGCACCGTAGTTGGTTGCAGAGTGATCTCCATCAACCCCAGTGATCCTCCAGTAGGATGTTACGATAACGTCATCGAGACCATCCTTAGTAACATCTCTTTCTAGTGAGTCGTACGACCATTTGTATGTAGTTGCCATTTTACTTATCCTTCTAATGCTGTAATTCGTGCTGTTAATGCTTCGATTGTGACCTGTTGTTCTTTGATCGCAGCGACCAAATAAGGAACCATTGCGGCTTTATCGACCGACAAGTATTCTTTAGTCTCTCCAGTGTCGATATTGATTAGTGTATCGACAGACCTAACTACTTCTGGGATCACTGTCTCGACATCTTGAGCAATGAAACCCTTCTGATTATTTTCGCCGTTGATGAAATCAAATGTCGCTGGCTTGAGTTGAAGAATTTTAGCCAATCCACTATCGAAATATGAAATATTTTCTTTTAGTCGCCTATCTGATACAACTGAAAACGCTGCGGCGTAAGCAGTACCATAATTACCGGCGCCGTTCATGCAGCGAATGCCGCCTGTACCGTAGCTGTAATTTATATAGAAAGAGCCGGTCAGTATGTTTGTAGCAGGCAGCTGGACATTGCCGGAATCGACGTGGAAATTGCCAGCGGCATTACTTACGCCGCCAACAATCCCGCTAACTCGCTGGGTGCCAAAGACATCAAGCTTGTACGCAGGAGTCCCTGTGCCAATACCGATGTAGCCATTATTCTGGAGGGTCATCAAAGCGGCACCACTGGCAGCAGATATTTGAGCATCCGGAGTGGCGGAACCCGATTTTGCGCCGAAATATACTGAGCCGCCGGTGGCATCGTATGCGGCGGCGAGGGCGAATGGTTCATTCGCGGCGGCATGAAAACTTCTGCCGCCTTTGACATGGAACGCTCCACTAGGAGCCGCCGTGCCAATACCGACGTTTCCAGCGGAGGTGATGCGCATCTTTTCGCCGCCAAGGTTGAAATTCATATTCGCGCCGTTGTCGTAATATATGTATCCGTTCGTTACGGTTGTATTCCCAAAACGGATACCACCAACATTGCCATTTCCAAGCGCGTAGAATTGGTTGTACGATGAACCTACTGTATCGGTTGCAGTCACCACACCCGACGCGTCAATGGTCGTCACAGTCGCAGCTGCTGGGGTGCCTGAGCCTAAGATACCATCAAGCGTACCTGTAAAGCCTGTAGCTGTAACCTGCCCTACAAACGCACCAGTACCAGTAGAACTAATATTAAGTGCCTCGACAGTTGCTGCCAGAGGTCCAACCTTCAAAGCTAGAGCGCCGTCATCCCCGCCCGTTGTCTGGACACCGGCAACACCAGTACCGCCAGCCCTAATTACTGAAGTTGTCATGTTAAATTACTCCGGTATTCCATTTTTAATTTCAGTCTGCCGCTTCTGGCGTGTTACCGTCTTCGATCCACTCTAAGTAGGCTTGGTAATCTGTGTTGGCTGGATCGAAGGGGATACTCGCACCGTCTTCAATTCTACGAATTGCCATATCAGTATTATTGTATGTGTCTTTAATTATTTGATACATTATTATAACTCCGCTGATGCTGTCCAGTTTCCCAGAACCAGTGTTCCATTTCCAGAAGTAAGTCCAGATGCAACTGTGACAACTACTTTAAATTTATTATCATAAGCTGATGCTACTGCAGTTCCATCAACATGGTCTACTCCGTCATAAGTTGACCATTTACCATCATCATTACCACCACCCTGAGCCGAGTAAAAAGCAATTGTTGGTGCTGCTCTCATTATTATTGGATAATTAATAACTCCTACTGATGCAGTAGTTGATATATTACTACCTATTGTTACATCACTAAACCCAGCAGCATAATAACTCTGATTAACTGGTGCCGTTCCTTGAGCAAAAGATTTACTAAAATACCGCTGGCACAAAGCCAACTCTGTCCCAACACTCCGATAATCAAACTCTGTGGCTGTTGAGCTTTTCTCTAGTTGTACGCCTGTGATTTGCCATGTGGCTGCATTAGTACCTACAACAGAAACTTGACCTGTCGGACCACGATAAAAAGTAGAACTCCACGATCCAGCAGTTGATAACAATGTTGAACCTGCACCGATACAGAATAAAACAGAAATTCCAACAGCTGTTCCTGTTTCCCATGTTCCAGTTGTATCACCAGCAATTGTTACTGATTTTGATTCCCATGTATTTGCACTATTAATTGTGTAACTAAAAATATAACTACGATTTGTTGCGCTGTTATAGAGCACCCCACCAAACGTCCCTGTTAAAGAACTTTTTGTTTGAAAAGATAGCGTAACGGATGCTGCATTAGCAGTTCCCCAATTTAAATCAGCTACGTTATTGCCTTCGATAGTGTGAAACATCTCAAACTCATCTGCTGATGTAACAGAATATGCAGAACTTGATGTAATCTTTAAACTGTTTTTAAATCCAGCAGGAGCATCAGTAACTTGCTGCATTGTAAATTTAGATGTTTGTGTAGCTCCAACTTTCCATCTATCAACAGAAAATACACTGTTATTTCCTGTAACACTTGCCCCCGCATTTCTCTGGTCAATCACCATAGCACCGTTGATGATTTTATTCCTGCCAGCAAAGTTGTTAGCACTGAGGTCACCACTTGCAGCCAGCGTTGTTACAGTCGCAGCAGCAGGTGTTCCACCACCTAGCACACCATCTAGCGTCCCAGTAAAGCCTGTGGCTGTGACCTCTCCTACGAATGCACCAGTACCAACAGCAGCAATACTAAGTGCGTCAACCTTAGCACCTGCAGCACCTGAGCGAAGCACTAGAACGCCATCATCGCCGCCTGTAGTCTGGACGCCTAGGTTAGCTGCATCACCTGCTGAGATTATTGAGGTTGCCATGTTATACCTTTTCTGTTGCTAACCGTTTATTACGGTCTTCTGCTGACTCAATAGTAGCCGCCATCACGATGTCATCTTTAGAACCAGTAATGGATTCACCGGCTGCTAGTTTGCGTTGGACTTCAGCCGCTACGATTTCCTCAATGGAAATACTGCATCGTACATGCACTGCGTTGTCAATCCAGTCTTGTGCGGATAATGCTACGACATGAAGGGCTTTATCTTCTGCGTCTGAAAGTGTGATTGTGTATGTTGTCATAGTCTTTTTCCTTTGGGTTATCCCAATAAATATATATACATGCGGTTATAACTGACGTTTCCGTGGATGACTCCTGAATTCACATTAAATTCAATATAGTCACTAGCTGACATAGCTACTAAATTCTGAGCTGAGAAGTTATTATGTTGATTAACTAGAGTACATTGTGTGACTGCACCATACCCTGAATTTATACTTGCCCCGTTTATCTTTATATTTATTTGAGTACCCGTTAATGTAGCTAAGTGGTGATAACCAACAACGTAAGTACCAGCAACGGGTACAGTGAATCTATTACCGCTTATTGTAATACCGCCCCTAGTTATACCATTTCCGTTAAGAGGAATAAGAACACTAGCACCAGCAGCTATATCAGCGCCGCTGTATGAGGCAGAGGCCGCTGGCTGACCCGGTATGGTCACATGACCAGCACCTGTAATAGTCATCCTCGTTGTAGTCACAGCACCGGTGTCGTTGCCGCCTCCAGTTCCGACACCGAAATCTAAAAATTCATTTCCCCAGTTATCGACACGAAAACCTGCTGTAATATCTGCTGTTCTCCTTTGACCGGTATCAGACGCCGTTACAAAAGTGGACCACAAAGATAAAACTGCTCTCCGAGAACTTGATCCACTCCCTGTCATCAATGCAAGATTTGAGCCAGCAGTTACTGCCGCATTACCGCCGTAATCGATAGCCACTTTATGATTGCCGGGGGCCGTCGTGCCAATCCCGACGTTGCCGCCTGACTCCGCAAGCGTTATGTTGCGATACCCTGTGCCTTGCTCAATAGCACCAATTACAAGACGCCTCTCACTGGCTGTAGAAGAACCAATAAGAGTGATTGTACCCTGTAGTTGGGCAGCCGCTGCATCATCAGAGTAAATTCCTAAAGTACCTTGATTACCACTCGGCGCTGTGCCTTTAGCTGCCGTGCCTATTAACACTGCATTATCGTCGGCAAGATTTGAATGAGAACTAAAATGAGCAGCACCAGTAACTTCAAGCATTACCCCCGGAGCCGTCGTGCCAATCCCGACGTTCCGCCCGCTTCGTTCAAAGTGATGTTATAGGCTGTTGCTGTACCATCTGTTCTTTGAGCCTGTAACCAGACGTGGCCAGTTCCGGCGTTGGTGCCAACAACTAAACCGTATGATGAATCGCTGTTTGTTAGATACAGCGGTGCATTGGCTGATGCATTCCCTAATGATGGGGCATTTAACGCACCACCACCAGTAGACTGAAGGCGAGTTTTGGGCGCACTAGTTCCGATGCCAACATTTTCAGAACTATCAATTGTAATAGCTACAGCGTTAGCGTTATCATCTATACCATTTGAAGTGAATGTAGTTACCGTTGCAGCTGCTGGGGTACTACTTCCCAACACGATATCATTGATTCCGTTTGTCCCATCAATTGTTACTGCCATATTAAATCACCACCCACTTTGATCCACTAGAGACCGTCACTGTTGCGCCTGACGCGACAGTCATTGTGCCAATACTCATCGCATTACTACCCGTAGGGATTGTGTAACTTGTCGACACTGTGGCGCTATTCACAACAAGGCCATTCGTGCTGACCATTGCAGGTGCTTGCAGCGATCCGTCAGAAGGTTTGTATAAATATTTAGCGCTGCTCGTAAATACCTGTGAAGCTGTGCCGCTTACCGCATCTGCTGACAGAGGAAATAGATTTGAAGTACTACTCGTTTCATTTGAAATTGCCGATCCACCGACCGACTTCCATGCTGGTGTACCGCCGCTATATCCCTCAAACTCTGATGTAGTGCTGTTGTAGCGCAGCATCCCAAGGGCAGCCGTAGGCCGTTGAGCCGTGGTACCCTTGCTGATTATAAGTGCACCTGTAGAACTGAATATTGAGTCCCCGGCGGAATCTAGCACTCCAGTCAATGTAATGTTCGTTGCGCCAGTAATAGCGCCGTCCAAGGCAACGGCGCCGTTGATGTCTACGGTGGGTGCCGCTATCTGAATCTCTGTGTCTGCGACGAGGTCCAGTTGACCATCCGCGCTAGAGTTGATGTAAATCGCGTCGTCGCGAAGTTTAACTTTTTTGTCAGTAGCAAGAGTCACTGGCCCGGTCAGAGTGCCGCCAGACAAAGCTAAGACGCTAGAACCGGACACGTAAACGTCTACCCACGACGAACCTTCGTAGACCCTCATTATGTCGGTCGTGGTATTGAAATACATCGCCCCCGCAACAAGAGCGTTGCCGTCGTTGTCTACAGAAGGATTGGAACTTTTTGCTCCTAAATATATGTCATCGAAATTGTCGTAGGCAGCCTGGGCCAAATCGCGCGCACTTTCGGCTGACGCCTGGGCTGTTTCTGCGGCTGTCTTGGCAGTCTCTGCGGCGGTCTTGGATGTCGCAGCATTTGATTCTGAAGTGGAAGCCTCGCCAGCTTTGGTCGTAGATATTGCAGCCTGTGCTGTTGAGGTCGTGGCAGACGTGCTGGCTTCACCTGCTTTTGTCGTGCTGATGGTGGCTTGCGCAGTCGAGGTGCTTGCAGACGTCGCACCACTAGCTGCTGAGACGACGGCCTCTGCGGCTTTGGTTGTGCTAATAGTTGCTTGGCTAGTTGCTGTCGTTGCAGAGGCCGTCGCAGATGTAGCAGAGGCCGCTGCGGACGTGTTGCTAGACGCCGCCGCAGCTTGAGCGGTTTCCGCTGCTGTCTTTGCTGTCGCTGAAGCTGTTGCGCTAGTTGCGGACTCTCCAGCTTTGGTTGTGGAAATCCCGGCCTGGGTTGTTGCTGTCGCGGCTGATGCGGCGGCGGCTGTTGCGTGTGTTTGCGCGCCACTAACGTCCACGAGTTTGGTTGTGTTGGCGGAGGACGTGAAGGCGGATTCACTGCCGTAGGCTGTGCCAACAGACAGGCCGTCAACAATGTAGACGTCGGAGTTCGCGACGGTGACGAGGTCAAAGTTGTTATAGGCTGTTGATGTCGAGAACGTACCTTGCGCGTTGAAGAAGGTTGTAATGTCTTGATAGCTGGACGACGCGTCACCGGAACGGACTTGCAGTTTTTTTGTGGAGTCGTTGTAGCGGAAGCTCCATATGTCTGTCTTTAGGAGGCCGGAGTTTGAGCCATCAAAGAGGTCGTCGAGCAGGTCGAATAGCTGGCGGTTGCCAATCTCGGCTGCTTCGAGATAGGTGTCTAGCGTGTGCTCACCTGTCTTGGAGCTGCGAAAGCGTATTTGTTCGCTGGTCGGTTGCGTAACGCTCATTTCATGTATCCCATATCTACCATAAGACGAACCAACTTCTGTTTGGTTAGCGCGTACTTATCATCTGTGTACGCGATGGCTTTGTCTTGGTTGGATAAAGATAACTTCGACACGTCCTCTTCTATTTTCTGTATGCGATTAACTAAAATTCTGAGGTCGGTTTTTATGGCGCTAATGTCTGCCGCAGTTAAACCTTGCTTGACAGCAATAGACGCGTCGACGAAATCGCATACGGACACATCGACGCTTGGCCGCAGCGCGTTCCTGACTTCCTCGCTCATCGCGCGTTCTCCTTCATCGGCACAAGGTTGCCCTTTTCCACCTCGCGTTGGATTTTCTCACCGGGTTGCACTGATGCGCCTCGCATCTTTTCCATCATGCCAATTTGTTGGCTTGGGCTCAGACCTTTGGCCTCACGCTCTTCATCGCTGATACGGAAGCGGTCGAGGTTGGAAATGCCCATTGCGCGGATCGCCTCTTCGGCGATCTGGCCAACATTGTATTCCATGTTAAGGCCGGTCTCGTTCATAACCTGGAGCATTTGCATCCACGTTTCGGCGTTGCGTGTTGGCTCAAGCGGGAGGGTTCCGTCTATGACGAGATAGTCGATCTCACCTTGGAGGTCTTTCTTAACATCGTAGTCGAGGTATCCGTCCTCAACCGTCGTGGCTAGTTGGGTCGGCATGTTTTGCTTGTCGATGCGGATGCTGCCCTCGAAGCCAAGCGTGTCTTGGATGTTGGCTACCATCATGCGGACCATCGGTCTGACAGTGGTGGCAGACATAATGCGAGACAGGACGCCGAGGCGTTGGCTGCCGAGCTGTGTCAGGCGTGTTATTTCTGTCGCGGTTCGCACATCGGGTGTCGGAACGCCTTGCTGGGCGTCGGATGCAGCGGAGACACGCTGCTTGAGTTCGGTCATGGCCGCAATGTCGCTTAGGTGGCCACGCGTAACGTCGGGTACTTGTGCGATGAAGACGCCGTCGCCAGGTTTGTTGCCCGGTAAAGTGCGGACAACGCCCCATGGGTTGCGGTCGATCAGGTCGGGTACGCTGACTTGGGTCGGATCGACGAAGATGAGGTTGTTGAGGGCGGCGCTGATGTTGTCGATGCGGCTGCGCAGCAGGTAGGTTGCAACGTCGTGCATGGGGAGCAGGAGATCGTACAGGCTTTGGCCGTATGTCTTGTGCTGGTCTTGGTACAGGCCGCCGATGACGACGGGAAACTGCCTGCCATATGGGTTGAGCTGGAAACGAATGATGACGTTCTCGTCGAGGACGGTGATGACGAGATAGATTTGATCGATGGACGGGATGCCAATCTCAAAACCGGAGATGCGGACCCATGCTTCGTCGATTACGCGGGCGTCGCCGAGGGTGAAGTATGAGTGGTCAAAGCGCTCGCGTTGATGGGGCTGAGACGGATCGATTGAGAGGCCGCGACCCTCTTCCTTATTCCAGTGATGCGCGCCCCAAGCGTTCCTGGGTGGCGCTCCTTTGTGACGGAGTTCGGGATTTTTGCGCAGCTTGGGGTACAGGCCAGAATAGAGAAGGCTGTTGAATGAGACGTGGTCGGAGAAGACGATGAACTGCATGTTCTCCCAATCGCCCCAGTTTACGCGGGGGTCGGGAAAGCAACGGCGCGGGTCGAAGTTTATGATGCGGTTCTGGTTCGCCTTGGCATCCCAAACGATTTTCGTTGGCGCGAAGCCATAGCGGATGCTGTCTAGGAGCATCTGAGCAAGGCGGGCCTCGCCCGCTGTGCGGCGCATTTGTTGGTGTAGGACGCGCTCTAGGATGAGAGACGCTTGGCGGCTCTTTCTATTAAGTCCCTCAAGTTGGAACATTGGGTTGCGGCCCGAGAGAGCCGCCATGAGATAAGTGAGAACGGTGTCGCTGATAGCACGAGTGTCAGCGATAACAGCTTTTTCCCGGAAGTCAGTAGTATCTGCTGGAACGTAGACATCGTGGGCACGGTCGGCCTCCTTCCAATGATCGTAGCGTTTTCGTATCTTGCTATGGCTCATATCGACCATTGATTTGACATAGTCGACGATACGCCTCTCTTGCTCATCGTTGAGAAGAGGCGCGATGTCTTCATAGTTGACGAGCTTGTCCGCAAACTCGGAAAGATCGACGACCATGCCCTCACCTAACGGCGGAGAATACTCCGCTGATTGGTGCGACATCTTTGGAGACGATAGTTTTGGTCCACTTATAGGCATGGTGAATTATTACCCTTACTCGTTAAGACCTGTCGTCCTGCCTATACCCCAGCCAGTCCATGTTAATGTCTTGGACCCGACGCTTTCGTGCAGTGATTTTCCGTATGCCGTTGCGTTATGATTAAGGCTCTGAAACATATCGCCTGTTAGCTCGAACGCGTCGGCAGAGACGGAAGTTCGGGATAAAACATCTATGGCAATGACGGCAGCGTCGACCTGGTCGTCGTGGTTACCGTTCGGGAAAGTGACAGCTTCCTCGATGAAATCGTCGAGCCATGGGGCGGTGTCTGGCAGGAAGACACGGCCACCCTCGATGAGAGGGAGAATGGCGGTGGTGCGGCTGACCTTGTCGTGGACCACCTTGTAGGGAATGACAGAGACGCCGCTCTCTCGCTTGAGTTCCTGAATGACCGATTGGCCAGAGGCTTTGTCTTCTATGTAAAGGGCGCGCAGGCCCTTGCCGCGCCATTGGTTGTTTACGCGTATCAAGCGCTGCTTGAGTTCTGGGAAATCGTACTTCCCGCGCATGACATCGATGATGTAGATGTCGCCATTCGTGTCTAGGCCAGCCACGACGGCAACTGAATAATCGGCGGTTTCGGTTTTTTTGAAGGCGGTGTCTACGCCGATAACGATGGTACTGAATTTCTCGGGGCGGAGGTCGTTCGGATACGACTGCCACCATTCTGTCTTGATTAAGTTGCCGCCCTCCACGTATGGCTGTTGCTGGTAGAGGCTGGCAAATTCCCTGGGGTTCAGGCGCTCGCGGCGCTTGAGGTCGTCGAGCGGAAAGCGCTCGGGCCAGAGGGGCTCCTCCTTGTCTTGGTACACGGTGCGCTGGCCGGGAGCGACGGATGAAAGGTCGCCCGACTTCATGTGTCTTGGGTCGTCCTCCGGGAGAAATCGGCGGGAGATTTTCTCACCCTTGGATGTCTTGATGGCCGGGAAGTTGATGTGGGTCCAGCGGCCCTCTTTCCAATCGGCGCTGTCTATGAGTCGGCCTGCAAGATCGTCGGGATGCCACCTCGTTAGAATTATTATTTGCTTGGGGCGGGTTGTCTTCGAGGGCTGCAAGCGCGTTGCGAGTGCAGAGGTGTAATAGTTCCAGGTTTTGTTGCGCTGGGTCATGCTCTCGGCGTCTTCGCGAGACTTGATGGGGTCATCGACGAGGAGAAGATTGGCGGGGCGACCGGAGGTGGTGCCGCCTACGCCGACGGCAAAGTATGCGCCGCCCTCTTGGGTGCGCCAGACGTCTGCGGCGCGGGACTCAGTTGATAGGTCGAAGTCCGGGTAGGCCTGGTGGACTATCTTTTCCTCTACGATGGTGCGTACTTGACGGCCAAAGTCGGTGGCGAGCTGGGAATTATACGAGCAAGACATGATGTAGCGCTGCGGATCACGGGCCATGAAGTAGCAAGGGAACAAGATGGTGGCGAATGTGCTCTTTGCGTGTCTTGGCGGCATGGTTATGAGGAGGTTGTCCGTGCCAAGGGTGTCTTTTTCGAGGCGGTCTAGTGCGTCGATGAGCTCGAGTTGGAAGCCGGGAAATTTCCAGTCGGGGTATAGGAGGTTTACGAAGCCCTTAAACCCTTCTTGCGCGTCTTTGAGGCGGAGAACGTACCGGGCCGCTTTGGCCTGCTCCTTATTCACAGGCGGTTTCCCCGTCGCAGCAATCGAGGACTGGTCGGCGGCAGGATGCGCATTCGTAATGTCCTCTGACCTGCTCAAGACGCGTAACCTGACCGCACCAAGGGCAAGTTATGAAGTCTTTGCTCGGGTCGTCTTTTTTCATTGCTGGAAACGGATCATTCGTCCGAGTCGGGCCTGACGTATCTTGGCGGCGGCTGGCCCGTCGGTGACGGTGTCTATCATCACGCGCATCAGGTGGTCGAAAACGGCGGCTTTGCGGTTATGCAGTGGGATGTCGGATGTATCGAGCTGGGACATCGCTTTGCCGAGTTCGTTCAAGTTGATGTTGGACGTTAAGGCGTCTTTCTGTCGGTTAATCACTGTCAATGTCTTCGACCTCCACGTCGATTGCGTCGATTCCTGATGCAATGCGCTCTAATTCGTCGCGGCTCATGTCCACTAGGCTTTTTGTCGAGTGTTCGTGCTGCACATAGGACGCGGATAAGTCCGGGACGACCTTATTTAGTAGAGTTGAGAACACTCTTGCCTGCGTGGGTGACCATTCCACGCTGCCGGTGACAACTTGATTGGCCAGATCGATGTGTTTTTGGACAACTCGCGATATTTCACCCCGGATTTGAGCGCTTTGGCCAGGGGTTAGTCGATTTGTGTCCGCTAATGCGATGGCTTTTGTCATTGGTGCGAGTCCTTTTTCATCGCGGATAATTTTTTCTGTGGCTCTTTTGCACTTTAACGAGCAGTGGACGAAGCGGTCGTCCCACGTTGGCGGGACTTTGAACTCCTTTTTGCAGTTCGGGCAGACCTTTAGCTCTGACATTTTGATTTTTACTCCGATTGGTCGGTGGGTAGGGGAGGTGACAAACTCGCGCGAACACAGGCGGCGGCATGGCCTCCCCCCCCCATGTGTGTCGCGCGCGCGCAATCCGAAGGAACTTCATGTTGTGCCGATTTGATGGAGCGGGGGCGGCCCATGCAACACGCTCCACGAGGATGACACACATGACGACATGCACAGGCAAGACCCTCAACGAAATCTCGACCCTGGTCGCCGTAGGCGACGCCACGGCGGTCGAAGCCATCGCGACGCTCAACGAGCGTCTGGCCAACGCGAAGCCCGGTTCGGGCAAGGCGAAGCGCACGAGCAGCGCGATTGCCCAGCTCACCGCTGGGGCCAGCCTCGACGTCAAGGCGGCGTTCGCCGCTGCGAGGGGCGTCGCCAAGGCGAAGCCTGCGAAGAAGGCCGCGAAGGCCGCCAAGCCCGCGAAGAAGGCCGCCAAGGCCGCGCCGGTTGGCCTCGAAGGTCTCGTGGGCGAGATGAGCCGCGAGGAACTCGTGCAGTTGGTGCTGGCGAAGCTCGCCGACTAGCACGCCTGACCTCACAAGCCAGCGCCTTCGGGCGCTGGTTTTTTTTGCCCGAAGTTCGGCGGCGGTCCAGCCCGTTTTAGGCACATCAACGACACACCGGAAGGTAACCCCATGAAAAACAACAGAAACTCCACCCTTCGCAGGGGTGCGGCTCTACGCCAAGCGCGTATGTGGCCCCATTCAGACGTTTTGAGTGTCGCTCCGCGACGCTCACGACACGGGCTCTCACGGAGCCGGTCAAATCATTACACGGGACTAGCCCGAATTGTCGTCCCGGCGATCAACGTCGTGCTGGCGACAGTAATCGCGGTGCTCGTCACCGTCGTGTTTATCGAGGCATCGGTCGGGTGTGGACAGTCGATCCACGCCGCAGATGGCACATGGTCGACAGGCCAATGCGTGTTTCTGGCGAGCAGCGACGCCACCGGATTGTGGCGCTAACGCGGGCCTAATACCGAAGGTACTTAGACAAATACCAAAACCAACCGAGGATTTTGAATGAAAGTTACAACCCGCGAACAACGCGAAGCCCTGCTTCGTGTCTACAAGCGTGACTGGGAAGACAAGCCGTCCAGTTACATCGAGTTTCGTCGCGCCGCCTTTCACTCGGCGATGGACTGCATGATGGTGGAATGGTGCGGCATGTGGCTCGGTATTGAGCCGGATGGGTACACCCACTCGTGAACGTCTTCTACATCGCTGCCGATCCGTATCAAGCGGGTCGGTGGCACTGCGACCAGCATGTCGGCAAAATGTTGCTAGAGACAGCGCAAATGCTGTCGACAGCGCATC